GAGCGCTTTCCGTGTGCTTTCTGAGTGAGTCTTTCACTGCCGACCAAAGCAGTTCATCAGTTTAACTGTTGTCCTCAGATTATGGCTGTCTGCGACCCCTACGACTCCTGACGGAGTTAGCTCGGGTCCTCGATGAGGCTTTGCTCTTGGAACTACGCATTGAGGGGACTGCACTTGGCGCCCTGCGGGCGTTTTGAGTGTTCACCCAGGCAAGCGTGTTCGGGTTCACCGTAGCCTTCTTCTTGGTCATGCCACTACCAGCGGCGCTGGTGGGCTGAACCTGCTTTGTCTGACGACTAGCAATAGAAGAGCTTTCCAGTAGTGCCCTGCCAAAGGGCGCTACAGTCCTGGCGAAATTCGAAATTGAAGCCAGGCCACCGATGATTGCATTCATGATGGCGACATGGCTGAAGTTGGGGTAGAAGAAACCCGCCTTCAGAAGCGCAATCTGAGCATGATGCAGTGATTCCAGGGTTGAATTACTCGTCCCAATCTCGAACAGTGTTGAGGAACTGCGGAACTCGATGTGCCAATCAGTGTTGATTGACAAGTTGGTTCCGCCGTCAGGGTCTGTGAAGAATCCGACGTTGACGAGCGCCATGTTGTCCAAACGGTGTAGCATCGTCGTCAAGTTCACATTGCTCGCAATGTAGTCTAGGAAATCTGCCAGGTCAGTTGATGGCGGAACGTACGTGTAACAGCCATCCTCGAGGCCCATGAAAGCCTTTTCTGAGGGATGAAGTCTGTTGACATCTGCATACGCACAGCTCCAGGGGTTGATTGTGCCGGGTGTGACACGGCCCCAAAGAACTGAACCCTCCTTATTGAGCACCTTGGTGGTGTTCGTAAAGAGGGCCGCAACGGCTGTGAGTCGTGTTGAGCACCACGGCAGCGTTGAATTCGAAAACTCTGAGCTGCTTGCGATGGGCGTGAGATACGGCTGGGGCACCACGGTCACGCTGGCTGCTGTGTTGACGGTGACTGCCAGAGTGTTGGCAGCGACTGTAAACACGGGAGCGAGACCGAGTACTCCGAGTTGAAAACACGCGACAGACACGAAGAACTGCTGATTGAAGACGGCGGCAGTTTCTGCAACAGAAATACTGCTGCAACGATACCATCCGTCCTGAATAACATTAAGCACGCCGACGGCTGAGCTGGTGCCCACTGCTGTGATGGTGAGCTGGTTCAAGACTTGAACGCTTCCTGGAGAGGTCCACTGCTCCATGTTCATCCAGGCCGACCAATTGCCGGCGTTCTGAGTCTTGATTCCTGACAAAATGTATGACCCCGCAGGGCAGAAAAGGAACTCCGGACCAGGGCATCCCGAATCAACCCCGACTGGAACGTAGTTGCAGTAAGGGAGAGGGACGCCGTTGCCACACTGAATAGTGGTGCCTGGCTGGCCGGTGTATGTGATACCATTGTTCATCGAGATTGGCGTTTGGACGACATCTGCGTAAGCGCCCTGAACCGCCGCCCCAACATTAGCAAAGCTGGCATTGAAACCCAAAGAAGTGACAATGGCTGGTGCGTTGACGCTGAGGGTCGATGAATATGGAACCTGGAACCAAGTGGGGAACGTAGGCGACCGCATGACGATGGCCTTGATCCCACCCTGGTTTTGACCGGTGTTTGCTGTGGTTGTGGCAGATACGGCAACCCCTGCAGCCGAATTGAATGCCATTACAGCTGTCCTCTCCAATGAGGGAAAAGACGGGAACCGGATTGGCCTGGATTTTCCAGGCAGAGCAATTGCCTTTGCGATTGATTGCGCCATTTGCTGAACTGGTTGTCAAAAGACCGCGCCCCTTAGCGAACGCGTTCATGCAACAGCACACGGTATGCCCCTGGCCAGGGCACAACGAACATGGTGAGGGATCAAAGATCATCGGCTGCAACGCACGCTGAAACCACAAAGGAGTGGATAACAGCGGGGAGCCGATTGATGGTCTTGATTGTGTCGAGATCCTTCTTCACCATGGTTGAGTTGATAGTCCCGTAGCGGCGGTTGAGCCACTCGACGGTGGTCTCATCCCACGGGGATGTCTCGGCACTGCGCTCGTAAGGCTTCACCTCCTCGCCGAACGTGTATGTGCCTGAGTGCCGCTCCAGAAGTGAGAGTACCTTTCGGGCAATCTCGTGAAGGACTGGGACGTGGCGAGCCAGGCTAAGCTGCATGGCAACACCCTTTGTCCAACTTGGCAAATGGCCGCTGGGATCAGCTTGCCAAAATGCTTTGTACATCCTCCGACCGATAGTAGGCCCCCAAAACAGACCAGATTTGGTCTGGTAGGGCATACAGCCCAAGAAGGTGACATCCCAGAGGTTGCGACTGCATTCGGCCTTGACGACCAAACCGAAGGTCTCCAGATTGGACTGAACCCTGTCAGCCAAGCCGGTCACATCGAAATCGCAACACACCAGGGAATCATCCCCCACAATCGCTATACGCACCAGGTCACTCGCCTTAAAAATGTCCTCTGCAGTGACATCGCCCACGCACTTGCCAGCAATGGCCGCGGAGAAGGAAAGAGCCATGGCGATGCCATTGAGGAGTGCATTTGCTAGGGCCGTGTCATCGCGGCCGGAAGCGTTCGCATCCTCTGACTTGTACCACAACTTGGCATCCTCTCTACGGCACTTGACCTGGCCCTCAGGGCAGCGCCACACTTTCAACACCTCCCAGAATTCCGCGGGGGCTGTAGGGTACACGTGAGAGTAGAACTTCTCTACCATGTCCCAAGCAGCGGCAGACCAGGTGGCGTCAAATGAGGAATAGTCACTCCAAAAGTAGCTGGTGGCTGTCGAATTGCGACGTAGCCATCTATCGAGCTCCTCCGGGGTGGTGGAGGCGTAGAAAATCCAATTCTCTGAGTTCCAGCGCTTCTTAAGCGCCTGGGTCAGTGGCTTCAAATACGGGCCAGCGATGAGATGAGTCTCATCGTGTGGGGCCTGAATGAGCCGCGCAACATAACGAACAGCCTCTGATGAGGGCATGCCGTCAATGATGGCAAAGAATGGGAGATTCTCCGTCTTCACAAAAGGCGAGATATAATTGAACATGGCATGCCTCTGGCCTCGCTCATTGAGCAAGCGCCAAGCACGGATGAGGATCTTGCGCCTACGTCCGTTCTTGATTGAAGTCAGCCATCTCCAAGTGTCCCATGGTTCCACCTCAGGCATCCCTCCCAGGATCACCGGATTCAGCAAATGCTTGGTGGCAGTCTCGAAAGAGTATGGCGAAATGATCGCGCTGTACTCCTTGAAGACCCTGTATAGCACGGCCTCTGCCAAAGGCCGCAACCCAACACTTGAAACAAAGGGTATGGCCCCGTCGAAACCAACACCGCCGAGGCGAGGGCCGACTCGCTCGGCGGGCTGCGGCAGGTTGGCCGCTAAGCCCGACGGGGTGATTGAAAATTCGCCTCACTGGCGACCGTCCTCACTCCCTTCTTCAGCTCTGGGTGCCTCGACATCGTCCAGACGACACCCGGGTACCGCACAGGGGTGACCGCACTAGTGACCTTGTCACCATTTGCGATCATTTTACCGAGCTCAGTGTTTCTCCCCTGACACCCGGTGCAGATGCGCTGCTTCATTTTCCCTGCGAGGCCTGTGCCACAACTGTAGCAGTGTCCCCAGCTGAACCCACCACCGACGTTCCCGGCTGAGCGGTAGCGAGAGGCAAGCACGCGCACAAGGTCAGCGGACGATTGGGCGTCTGCTCCTTTGTACTCGTCTGCGGCCTCGTCAGCTCGCATGCGGGCCAAGACTGCTGTCTCGACGGGGTTGGCATTGCTGAGGCACACCACCTGCCAGGCGGCCTTCTTTTTGCTGAGGGGCTTCAGGTCTGCAGCTGGTGCGTGCACCTTAGCCCCACGCCAATTGCTCAAACAGCCTGCATGAATTGCAGAGCGTATGTCGCAGCTGACGCAGTGGAAGATCCGCGAGTCCCCACTCCAGGGAACCTTCGCGACCGGACGGACGGACCACGAGCGTGAGCTCAAGTGGATGGAGTCGCCCTCCGTGAAGGTCTCCACGGCATCCTTACCATTTGTGATGGTTCGGCGGCCTGCCATGGTGACGCCTTCGACTTCTGGAACGCCAACATACCAAACGCGGGGTCCAAAGCGTTCGAAGTTGGCGATCGTTGCAAGAGCAAGGTGCGGCCTTTCCACATTGCCGTACCAGGCCTGCTCAAGCAACCCCCGTGAATCGGGGCAGTGGGTTGCCCACCATCCTCCGACCCAGCGAAGCTCATGAGTGGAGCTTGTGTGCTGGCCGAAATCTGGCTTGAACTCACCCCAGTATGTAAGCTCCTGGCGCTTCGGTTTCAGGCATTCGGCACAAAGAACGTACTTCGTGCACTTGCAAACCGTGGCCTGTGCTTTGGCTGGTGGTTTCGGGCTGTCCGGGGTACTGGCAGTCGGAGATGGCTCAACGACGGGCGGGACCCCTGCCACAGGTGTGGCCTCTACTGAACCCTCTTTGACTGCCAACTCTTCGGCAGGAGCTGTCTGCGGTTCAACAGCCAGCTCTTGAACTCCCAAGAGATCATCCAGCACCACTTGTGGTACTTGGATGCGTGCCTCAGGGTCCGGAATGCCCAATGGCAAGCAGTGAAGACCGCTCAGCCCGTCAGGCAACACCAAGATTTGACACCTCGGCCCAGACCCCCTTCCAATGAGACACTGTGGCTCCAGAGCGCCTCTGATGTCCAACGTTTGGACACAGATCTCGCGCTTCTGCATGCGGCAGTACTCACCAAGCAAGCCCTCTAGCTCTGCTTGCGGCACCGCTCGCCACTGTCGGCTGAAGAAGTCGGTGTTGTCACCAACCCTGTGGAACGACAGGAGAGACATGAAGACACAGGAGTCTGCAACTCCGTGCTTGCTGAGGAGTGCTGCCTGCTGGGCAGCGGACTCCTTATTGCAGAACACGGGATTGACTTGCAGCTTCCTGGCCCACTCATAGCCTTTCCAGACTCGTTGTGCAGCCGGACTTGCGTACCCGCCAATGCCACTTTTGGCGGGCTTCCCCGACACACGGGGCTCAACGCGCCTCCCAGCGCGCCCATCACTCTTCTCTTTTATTCTCGTCGACATCATTGCTCCAGACGAGAATCCCAGTCAGGCCCCGCCGACTCCGGAACAGCCCACGTCTCTATACGTCAATGCCAGGCGACTTTGGACATGCGTGTCCACATCTTGCAAGGGATTGACGGAATCAGTAATGCCAGCCAGACACTACGTGGTGACAGGGATTGGGTCCCTGCTTAACTGTTGAGTCGACTAGTCAGAGGTTCGACAAGATCAGCGCCGCCGTCCCCACAGTGACTGGCCTGCTGGTCCAGTATATGGGTACTTCGAAAGGGCTCAAGACGCTTTATCAGACACGAACATGACAGGCCTGAAAGGGCCACCATCAGGCCGATTCAGTCGTAGGGTCCGGTTTACTCTCGGCGGATTCGTCATTTTCCCCCCCTTGTCCGGGAGGGTGGAGAGGGAGCTCGTCTCCTGACTACCGCGCTTCACCGAATGCACTTCTGTCCACATCCACCATTGCTGGCCCCTGTAGTCGTGTAGGCGCTAGGCCCGTTGTCCAAGTTCACGATTGAGGGGTGTGGCGCTTTCATGCAAGCGGCTTAAGATCCACCGGTCTTCCTGACCTGCACGGGGCAGTGGTGGTGGGGAAAGTTAGGGCGGGTGGCGAGCCAGGCCCAGGGATTCCCAACTGCAGTGATGACTACAGTGCAAAAG